ACATCAGGGACGACCGAGAAACAACTCGCGAACTCCTTGATGATGCGATGCGATATTTAGCCCAAGACATGTCTCGACATAGAGACATAGGTCAAACCCTTGCGAAGTATGTAGAAACGCTTCAGAGGTCAAATGAGCAGCTTGTGAAGCTATGCGGGCTGTTATCTAAAAATGAAAAAAGCGAGGAGTTGACCGATAAAGACTTTGCTCAAATTTTTGATCAAATTCAAAACTCGGAAGGCACCAACGATGACAATTGAATCACAATCACAGCTACTAAATCCCAAAGACAAAATGGCCGCCAAGGTCGACAGAGACTTCAAGAAGGCCGTACAAAAAGAATTGCCGACCAATTTTGATGTTGTAGTTTATTGTGACTTCGAAACAGAAGATCCAACATCATCAGAAGAGCCAGCGGTATTCAACACATCCAACCCTTTTAGTGTGTCTAACTTTAAGTTTTTTAGAGCTAGATCTCTAGCTGGTCATCACGACCACATGATCGACCCTTCTATCATTAAGAATAAAAATCAAAGAGAAGCCATTATCAGCTCTCACTTTCAAGCCAAGATAAGAATTGATCACCCAAACATTTCGCAAGCACAGAATGGCTCCATATGGAATTGCACCTACGTTGGAGGAGAACTGGTCCAACTAAATCATGTCGTTCAACCAGGAGCATTTGTCTTTACAGAGGAAGGCTCTAAGATTATGGGGCCGAATGGAACATTTGCCAATGGAACAAAAACTCCTTTAGGAAACAGAAAACAAAATGAACCGGTTGAGATTAAATTCAAAGAAAATAGAAGGTCTCTCATAAATCAAGCAGCAAAAAATCCATACAAAGACTTCATGCCGCTCTTGTCTAAAAAGCTAGCGGATCTTGGATTCTCGAGAAACACCGTAGTTGTTACTAGTATGTTTAGAGGTCCAGCAGGTCAAGTTGCTGCAATGATGGGAGAGAGAATCAAACAAGGCAATTCAACCAGCTATAAAGAATTTTTGAGTTGGTTGGGAGGCAACTACAAAGGGTCTCTCGGAGATGAAGTTAGAGCTATTGTCAAAGAGAAAGATTGGTCAGTTGACGTAGAGGGGTTGAGAAAAAAGCTAGTCGCGAAGGTGACTGAACAATATAACGCAGGGAGATATCTTTCTAAACATATGGCCAGCGGAGCTATGGATTTGAGAACGAATGACGTTGCATGGTCAGATGTGCAAATAATGCTTGAAGCACTAAAACAACTGCAATCAGACGGCTTTGTGACTTTTTATCAAATTGAAAACAGCAGAACCTCACCAACAGCAGATCCACCAGGTCCGGAACACATTCACTTTTCACTATCAACAAACGGAGCATCGGAATAATGTCTAAAAGAATTACCATAAAAATGAAAGATGCTTACAACGCCCTTGTGCATAAAAATAGAAAAGACTTGGAGACCATGATTGATGAGAACTCTGATAGATTGCCGGCAAGATCAGGACTGTTTTTAACTGACGACGATGAGAAGTTACCAGTATTTCACCCTGTTGCACCGGCTGAAAAGGTTATCTCTAGAAAGTCAACGTTAGGATATGATTCGGGAGCCAGAATAGTTCTTACAAAAGATAACTTTGGCGCCCGCTCCACAGGACTTGGAGGAGCAGGAGGTACAAAATGCGAAGCAATTGATATAGTAGCAGGTCAACTTTCCGCATCTAAAGAAATTAGAACGTCAAAGACTTCTTCAAGAGCAAACTTCGCAGAAGATGGGGCAAGAATTTATTTAACTGAGAGAGGAAACATAAATCACTATTTCGCAACAGAGAATTCAGATCCTCTCACAGCAGTTTCAGACAATTTAAAATCAGGAATTGGAATCAAAGCAGATCATACTTTGGTAATTGGCCGAGAGAGAGTGAGAATACTTGCTGGACTTTCTAAGTTCAACGGTGGGGAGAGGCTGGTAACAGGAGCGGAACAAGTAAATGCTAAAATAGAATTGGGCTTAGTAACAGAAGACAATTATCAACCAGCTGTTCGGGGAGAAAATTTAGTAAAATATCTTTATGAGATGGGAGACTATATTGATGAACTTGCTGCCAAGGTTGATTCTTTAGAGAATGAGTTAGCGACATACAAGATAGCCTTGGCTGGACACATACATGTTGTAGCGGCCGCAGGTCCATCTACCCCATCTCCAACAGCAGCCATACAAGGTCTGCGAGGTATAAATAAATTATTTTCTCAAAAACTAGATGGTGTTATAGAAGAATTCCATAAGGCAAAAACTACAAGACAATATTTAGGTACTAAATCTGGTGCATTAAAGGGAACCGCAAGCGACTATATTTTAAGCAACACCGTATTCATAGGAAGATAATATGTCAACAAAGTTCGAACAATTCCAACCAAAAGTATGCGATAGTACAGTAGAGGATTTACCGCTCAAAAAACTATGCCCAGCATGTACACCAAACAAATCGTTTATCGCACCAGATTGGAGACAGATTCCTGAAGAAACCTATCTGGATGAAGGAGCTTGTGAATACAGGATTTGCGTTACAATCAATAACGAAGGAAACTCATTTACAGCAGCAGAGTTTCGAAATATTGTCGGATCGAGCAAATATCCTACAAGAGAGCATCTGTTTCGTTCGTTTGTGCAACCAGCAATTAGGTTGATGCTCGAAGACACAGATAAATTAATCGCACAACAAATCATTTGTGCATCTCACGACGGACCAGCATTCGCAGGTAGAGTTGCGAATGAGTTGTTACAAGAGTACGATAACTTCGACGGTATCTACATGGACCTTAAAGATGATCCTTTGGGAGAAGCAAAAGATTGTCCAGATCTTGTTTCCAATACTGTTTTCGGATCAACCTCGTTTGATCCCGAAGAACCTTTATCTTTCACTCAGTTTGTTCTCCAAAACATTTCAAATGAGGTCAAAAATCCCTTTGCCCTCGAGCTTTATGCAAGAGCAATCGACTTTGACATTGACCCAATGCAGAACTTGCTGAAAGTCTTGATATCAATACCAGCGTTCATATTGGACTCAGTTCCAGATAATCCGACAGGGCAAGATATTCAACAGTCTGCCGAGACAACAAAGTCTGAGGTTGAAATAGATGTACGGAAATTCTTTGGACAAATAACCAGGCTTAAAGCTGCTCTTGTTTCTTATTCAACATATCAATCTTACTTTTATCAAACACAAGATGGATTTCTCAAGTTTAAAGAAAGCGGTAGTGATTATTACGCTTCGTCGTTCGCAGCGAAAATTCAAACATTCTATGAAGATCTCAAAGCAGAAGCTAACAATAAAAATAAGCCACGCAAAAAGCGATGGAATCTTCGCTCAAATGTACCTAGCGTAGCAGTAAAGAATGCAGACAAGCTACGAATTACATTCATGACTGGTGAAAATGGAAATCCTTATAAGATTAAAAGAATCGAAGCGAAGAAAGAAGGTTGCGAGTATCAACGCATCTGTGGACGCAACAGTAAGTTCGCAAAGAAATACAGCCTTAAGCCGACGGTAATGAACTATATCGCCAAGATAGACGAGATTGATACTGCCTTGAAAGCAAGAGAGTCATATCCATGGCTCGACTTTTTGGTAAAATTTACATATCCTCTTTTGACTGTTGATTATGGAACTTTAAATGAAGAGTCAGTAACGGACTCGCTAGGAGAGTGTGTCGCAGACAATATAAAGGATTTTGGAGGCGAACTGAAGGATTATGTTTTGAGCGAAGCACTAGACCTCGTTCAAGCTATCGCTTATGAGTTTAATTCAAAACAGTCGTGCAAAGATCTTTTGGAGAAGCCTGAGATCGAAAAGAAATATTTTGAGAAAAGCCCAACACCCGGATTGGATGCTAAAAAAGACATGACTAATGATGACCTTCAGGCTACCGCTAACGAATTGATAAATGAAGACATTGATAAGTTGCGAAAAGAAATGAGGTCACTACAAGAGCTGGTTGCTTCCATGGTCGTTCAAAAGGGAGAGCTAGAAAGGGACAGAGATATGTTCATAGATTTCATAGCACAAGGGACCTCTTCGAATCAAGAGTTGAGAAACTATGCTAGAGAAAGAGACAAAGCAGCCAAGGCGTCGCAAAATCTTACAAAAGAGATTGACAAAGCAAACGAAAAAATAAAAGATGTAAAATCTAAATTGATGGTCCTAGGAAACGAAAGTGGTAATCTAGAAGTATCAAAGAAAAGAGAGAGACAAGCTCGAAGAGCAACAGCGCAAAAGGCTAGAAAAGATAGTAGGGCCGAAGGAAGTCCTTATTGGAAAGAAGCAAAGAAACTAGCTCTCGAAGAACTTAGGCATCAAGATGGAATTCTATCTCAATTGGTCGACATTGAAGTCTTTATGACAACTGGAGAGATTGCCTCTCCAATGGCTAATGAAAAAGTTAAATCTGAACCAGAGGATTTGCTTAAAAGAATGAGCTTGTGCAATGTAAAGTCTTTGTCTATTAATGCCATACAATGCTTGTTTTCGGGAGTAACCCAAGAAGTTGCCTTCAAGAAAATTGTAGAGTCGGCTCTCAAAGCAATGGATGTGGATGTTATGGGGTTCTTTGTTCAGGGGCTGCCCCCGGCAAAACAATCAGAGCTTCGTGAAATGGCAAGAGAGAAATGGGCAGATATGCCTATGCCCTGGGAAGAAGGTTTCACTGCAGGCTCATCACAAGATGCAAATCCATATATGCAATATTTAAACCAAGATGGGGAACTAACAAACAACTTATCTGTTTTAAAAACCAAGCTTAATGAAGATTTGGCAAAAGTCAATGCCGACATATCTGATAAGGAATTTATTTCAAAAGCCTTGCAAGATGCGGCATCCGTACCAAGCTCGGAGACGTTGTCGCAAGAAGAAATTAGATCCTCAGAAGAAGAAAGGTTCAGGCTCAATCTCGAAATCGAACAATTAGAAATAGCTAGGAACGACATTGAAAAACAACTTAAGCAATTCGAAGAAGAAGACTTCTCGAAGCTCCCACCAGAGAGGCAACAAGAGCTCATAGAAGCTCAAAATAAAGCGCAAGGCACTCTGGGAACAGCGCTTGGAGACATACAAGAAGAACTCATAAACATGTACATTGAGAACATGATGGACGTCGTTGGTATTGACGAGCTAATGTCTCATCTCGACAGGTTCCCAGGAGGACAATTGGTCCAGCGCTACCTCAATCAAGTTGGGTGTGCCTTTCAGGGCCTTCACAATCCTCCCGTAAAGTCTTTCTTGTCTACTTTATCTTTCGATCCTTGTGCAGATGGTAACACTGGTCTAGGGTTTCCTGAACAGATAAAAGATTTTGACTTCAGAGCGCTTAAGCCATGGAGAAAAGATTTCTTAAGAATCCTTAGAAACAAATTCATCGACAAACTCGAAACAGTGTTGACTCAAATCTTGGTTCGAATGCTTCTTAAGTTAATCAAGACTGTCGACGATGCTCTCTGCAAAAGCATTAATGCTGCTGGTCAATTCGCAGCAGGTCTTTTGACCGGCAACAACCAAGGTCTTGACGAAGCAGTAAAAGACGCCTTCTGCCCAGACGCCGATGAAGACCTCGACAAGATTAAAGAAAATCTCTTCAACAATGCTCTTGGTAAAGGCGGAAGTGGACTTCAGGCTCCAAACACCGGCGCATACGATTGCTTGTTTCAAACAATGAATGCGACAATGTCAAAGCAAGAAGTCATTAATCTCTTGACCAACACTCCTTCTAATATGGACTCCAATGTCATCACAAAGATGTCGCAACTTGTAAATTCTCGCTGCCCCGATCTTTCACCGGTTCTCGGAGACCCTCAAGATATCAAGGATTGCTTTGGTTCGATGCAAAAGTTTATCCCACCAGAGCTTCGAGCGTTCTTAAAAGAGCAAGCAAATGCAGTACCAGAGGGTCCAATCTTTGACTCAATTTGTTTAACTCAAGAAGAATTGGACAAGTGGAACAGCGATCGCAAGATGATTTATATAGGCAATGGCCTTGATGAAGATACTGCTCAAGAGCTCATAGATAAGGCTAACGCTCGTGCACTTGATGACCTAGGCACTGTATCCGATATGCTACAAAAAGGCCCTGAGGGGCTAATGGCGGAGGCCCTAGACGACCTTCTGAACCAAGGAGATCCTGGATGTGAAACAGATCCGTCTGCAATTGTCTTAGAAGATGAAGATCTCGCAGCTGAGAAATTGGAAATGCTCAATGACTTCTACAAGACAATAGAGAAGAAGTTCATTTCAGATCTCATCGAAGGAAAGCATTCAATTCTAAACAATATTCTCGTCGATACTTACGGCAATCGATTCAACAAGCACGAAAGAAGAGCAAATCAGCCATTTATCCGGCCAAACTATGTCGATAATGAAGATATGCTCGAGAGAAGAAAAGATAATTTCCCATTCCAAGTTGATGTCCCTGTTCTCGGAGGCTTCCCCTATGATCTCGACAAAATGAAGGGTGAGTATCCGGAAACTGTTGGCGGAAGAATACTTCAGAAGATGAAAAACATGAATCTTCAATATGATTCGAAAGCAAAGAACACAATTGTGATGAAGTTCAAGGACATCCAAGATGATCCTGATTATGAAAGCAAATTGATTTATCGAGTTCTTCCTCGACCAAACCCAACTCATCTCGTCAAAGTTGACGAAACATTTCATCGTAAGATGTCGAAAGAAGAAAAGAAAAAGCTCGGTCTCGAAGGAATCAAGTTCGGAGCCGTTGAGAGCCCCAATTCAAGTCGATTTAGAGTAAAGGACTTTTCTGCCCAAGATATGACGAATGAAATTGACTACAGTATTTTCAAGGATCATTTCAATGTTGAGACTGTATTGTTCCGAAACTTCCTGATGAAGAAGGCAAATACTTTGATGGGCAACTCGACACTCAATAAACTAGAAAAGATAACTGATGCATGGAACCTCGATACTTTGAATTTTGTAAGAAAATCTATCATCGAGAAGCCCAACGGAAAAAGACCAGTTGGATTTAACTTTGGAGCTGATGATCAACAAAAGGTCACATTCAAAGACATGCTATATGTAAATCCAGAAGCGGATCCAGATAATAAACTAACATGGGTATATACAAAGCTTCCATCCGAAAAGGTTCTTGGAAAATCAGCCACAGAACATCCGAGAGTTCACTTCTTGGATCCTGCGATTCACGGAGGCTCTTATTTATTTCCTAAGATTTACATCGAGCCTGCGACTTACAATGGTTGGATGGGGATGACTAAGGCTTTCGTACCAGAGATGGAAGTGTGCGACGACGTCGACAATGGCTTCTTGCAAATCAACGATATCGCAAGAAGAACAAAAAAGATTGAAGGGTCTCTTCCTGTCGACAAGAGACTATCGCAAGCACCAGAGTGTCGTTTCGAAGTCCCTTACGATAGACAATTAACACCAGCAAACCATGGATTGATTGAAGGTATAGTTATCGCAACATTGAGAACATTTGGAACAGAGTTTATATTGAGAACTATGCCGGTTCTTGGGTCCGTAAAACTGTCTTTGGACAATTATGACGACTCGCTATTCACGATGATGGCCGAAAAGATGGAGCAGGAGTTTAATGCAGATTCTGAATGGGAACTCAACGTTGTGAAGAGTTACACTTACTATCTATTGTTCTTGGAGCAGTCTGTCCAAGTCGCGCAACGCCAAATCAAAGATGGACTTCTTGAGCAAACAGAAGAGATGACTGCTGCTTTGGAGATGCTTAATCGAGCACAACTCGATTTTGAAAGATTTGATGCGCTGTCGCCAACAGGGCTGGACCAAGTTGCAAAAGGCTCTGCTATTGCCGGCTATAACTCCGAGTGGGAAGAAAAATATAACAAACCGGGAATCATTGCAAAGACGCAAAAGTTTTTGAGATTCTTATCGGCTGAGAAAATAAGATTGTCTCGCAAACTCGCAGTGATCCACGACACAAAGAGACATGCTCAAGTTTTATTAGCAGCATTGTTAAGAAAAGAGATGGCGAACCTAGTAAAGAGACTAGAGCAGAACTTACGACCACTACCTCATGTTTGGGATGTGAAGAAGTACGCATTGTCTGAGAATGGAGTTTTAAGCTTCTCTGATATCAAATCTGGTCGTGCTGCTATCGAAGTGGAGGTTGTAGAGGGAGCATCAAAACCTGCCTATGGTTCCATTATAGATTGTCCAACCAATCGCAACGCAACATCGTTCGGAACCAGGGTCCCATCCGATTCTATACCGGCAAAAGGAGCCATGTTCCTCGAAAAATATATCAAGACAATTTCGAAAGATGGCGTGGAGCAAGTAATGACCGTTAAGGAGTTTGAGCAGTTGGTTACTAGTCCCGGTAGATTTGATCAAAACTTAAAATTATCTGATTACTTCGGAAACGCAACAGTCTTAAACAATAAGTTTTATGGAACTATCGGAGTCAAATTCGGAGTTAGACTTATCTATGTTCCACACAAAGACTCTGGTATAGCATCCAATCTCGACTTTTCAAAAGAAAGAGTTGGGAAAGTTGGAGATTATCACCACATTCCATTGGCGACCTATGAACATGACGTGTTGGACAAGATCATCAAAGATATTGATTTTAATGATGAGAATATGGGCGAAGACCTTAAGTGCTATGTCGATAAGTTGGCGGAGACTGACGATTTCAAGTTTGTATTTGAGACCATAATCAAAACCACGACGTTCACATCTCTGTTTGGAATCTATTCTTATTACAACTTTTTTGAATCGATTGGACTTGGACCAGACGAAGTAGAAGAGGATCGACGAAGAAAAATCAAAGGCAAATGGAAAAGAAACATTTTCAATGATGTTAAGAGAACTCTTAAAAAGCAATTTAGATCGACTTATCGTTCCGATGATGATGAATACGAGAGTAATAAGCAAGAAAAGAGACAATTTGACGCAAAATGGTTGAGCAATTTACTACCGGAGTCTTATATAGGATTAGACGGAAGTGTCCGTTGGTGGCAATCAATGAGAATAGTAGATGTCAAGCCTTTCAATAAAGATGGTGATGATTGCCTAAATGATTTCCAAAAACTTTTCAAGGATTAAACTATGTCAATTTCAATTATTTTCCCAATCGAAGTCGGAGATAACGGAGCGCCCGTAACAAACAACTCGTATTCTAGAGCGACTTCGACATCATTCGGAGCAGCTTCTTTCGCCGATTGGAGCGCAACAGATGCAATCAAGCAAAATCTCAAAATGCTTCTTCTTACGAGACCCGGCGAATATGTTATGGACGCAGCATTCGGCGTTGGTCTTCCTGACTACTTGTTTTTGCAAGAGCAAGAAATTAGCACGGGGGGCTTGGAGACAAAAATTAGAAACCAAGTCAATACATATCTGCCTTATGTAACAATTTCCAATCTTAATGTATCTTTAGAGTCTGAGAGATCTATGTTGAGAATTCGGATCGAATTCTTCTATAATGAACTAACCATACCAGAAGTTTTTGAACTAGAAGTTATTTAGGTCAAACTATTTAGTTTCTATAGAGGGACCAGTCAATGTCAAAACAAAAGAAAACACCTATCAAATATACAAGTAGAGACTTCGATTCGATAAAATCTGATATCCTAGAGCATGCCAAAAGGTTCTATCCAGAACAGTGGAAAGATTTTTCGAAGGGAACTATAAACTCTCTTTTGGTCGACTCTGTAGCCTATGTGGGAGATGTTCTCTCGTACTATTTGGACTATCAAACAAACGAATCTTTCATGGATTCGGCAATTGAATTTAATAATATAAGAAAGCATGCTCGGTCACTTGGGTTTAAATACGCGGGATCGGCTAACTCATATGGGTTCATATCCCTGTTCATTCTTGTACCCTCCAACATAGATGGAACAGCTCCCGATTTTAATTATCTACCAATCCTACAGAAAGGCTCTTCATTTTCATCTTCCAATGGCGGTGTTTTTACCTTGACTGAAGATGTTGCATTTGATAATCCGACAAACGACATGGTTGCTGCCAAATTTGATCCTACCAATGGGCAAACTACTCACTTCGCTGTAAAGGCTGTGGGACAAGTTGTCTCCGGAGTATTCTCGAGAATAACAGTTGACCTAACGGATTCGACATTCGAGAAGTTCAGAAGAGTTAGAATAGGTGATGCAAAATATAGCGAAGTCGTATCTGTTAAAGACTCTGATGGCAACACATATTTTGAAGTTGATAATCTGGCTCAAGAGGTTGTATTCAAGGAAACGACAAACAGAGAAGCTGCTGCCGAAGGCGTGAGATCTATTTTAAAGCCCTTTGTAGCCACGAGACGCTTCGTTGTAGAACAAGATGATACTGGGACCTATCTGCAATTTGGATTCGGCTCAGAGGATTCTGAGGCTGAAGAAATCGCTGATCCTGCGAAAGTATTCTTGGAGATGCACGGAAAGAACTATATTTCTTCGCAAACATTTGATCCTTCAAGGCTTATAGGAACAACAAAGCTTGGAATTTCTCCATCTGGTACCACCCTCACTGTAGTAGCCAAATCAAACACGACAGATTTATCAAGCGCTCCAGCAAACAGCATAACATCAGTAAACTCAGCAAGAATGAAGTTTCCTTCTGAAATAAACTTGATGAACTCAAAAAAGAGTTCTGTTATTAGTTCTCTTGAGATTACCAATGAAGAACCGATTATTGGGTCTGCCGAGAGAATGACGAACGAAGAATTAAAACAACGAGCACTCAGTCACTACGCAGCTCAAGGTAGAGCGGTGACTAGACAAGACTATGAGTCTTTGATTTACAACATGCCAAACAAGTTCGGAATCATCAAGCGCGTAAGTGTTGTGAATGATCCCTCTGCGACAAATAGAAGAATGTCGATCTACATTACGTCTGAGGGCTCAGATGGCAAACTTGTTAATGCGAACAGCAGAATAAAACAAAATATCAAGAACTGGTTGACGCAATACAAGTCTCTCAATGATGTGATCGATATCTATGACGCAAAGATTGTTAACTTTGGAGTGGACTTTAAGGTCTCTATCGACCCTCAGTTTTCGAACGAAAACATTTTATCCCGATGCAACGCCGCAATTAGGGATCATTTCTCGAACCAATCTTACATCGGAGAACCAATTTACATCACTAGACTTTATGCAATCTTGTCAAAGGTCGAAGGTGTAGCCGATGTGAAGAGAGTAAAAGTTTACCAAAAGGTTGGAGGCAACTATTCGATGGTAAGAATGAATTTTAAAGAAGCCATGTCTCAGGATGGAACCTTCATTAAAACACCAAAAAATGTTATTATGGAACTAAAGTTCCCAACAGCAGATATCAAAGGAGTATTGGTCAGATGATTAAAAGATATTACGCCACGAAAGACAACACAATCACCAATGCTTTTCGAGAGAGCTTCGCAACAGATGGTCGCGATGCAAACATGGGAGCCTCTGATATTTTAGAGGTTTTCTCAATCTATGGTCAAGTTCAAAATGAAGACAGCAGCTACTCTCTAGAAGAATCTAGAATCCTCATTCAGTTTGACGAAAGCGAGATAGCATCAGACAATCTGCCTGACGGAACCAGGTTTTACCTAAGATTATTTAACGCGGTACACGGTCGAACTTTACCGTTTAATTTTAGCTTAGAAGTATATCCTCTTACGGCACCTTGGGAAGAAGGTACGGGCATGGATATGGAAAGCTATATGGACCTTACATATGGAAATGGATCTAGCTGGAATACCGCTAACAGTAATTTTGTTAAGGCAACTGGTACATTCTATACTCCTGCTGGCGACCCTAATATCGAGCTAACAGCTGCTAATTCTGGGCGAGCACTTAATGACAAATATTTACAATTAGACGTTCTACCAGACGCCGGAACCGAGTATGTTGTTGAATTTAAAACTCACGGATCTCTAGACGGAACGCTGGTTGAGGTCACGCAACCCAGTCCTTTACCAAATGGAAGAATAACGACAGCAGAGTTCGCAGAGCTAATAAACACTGGTGCAATAGAGGGTAAAACAATTACCATAATCGATCCGGATAATCTCAGGTCTCTCTATACTGCAACGGGTGGCGGGACAGCTGAGTTTGTGCATCCTTCTCCTCCGGATCTTTCAACCGCGCAATTTTCTGGTGGAGAAGGTGAATGGGCAACAGCAGGGGGAGACTACTCTGGTGTTCCATCTACAGCTTTCTTTGACGAAGGATATGAAGATTTAACAATTGACATCACATCATTTGTTGAAGCTTGGATTGATGATCCTGCTACAAACTACGGAATCATAATCAAATTACCAGACGCAGCAACAAGCCAACAGCGCTCATATTATACAAAGATGTTTTATGCTCGAGGAAGTAGCAATTTTTTCAAGAGACCAGTCA